GCCATAAGCTCTTACTTTGCTTTCTTGCAGGGTATTATCTACACTAGAATCATATGCGTCGAATACAATGTAGTAATCATCAAAGCTTGTATAAAAGGTTGGTTGTTTGTTATTCTTGATTCTGAGCTTAGTCCCTGAATTCTTATCTGAAACAGAATCATAATTAGAAGCGATACCATCAGTACGTCTCAGGAACTCCTCAGGTTCTACCCAGAAGACTTCTTCGTAGTCAAAGGATCCATCATCACTCGTATCGTAAGAAACCCAAGAGATCTCTTTTACATTATCAGGGTAATAGAAATGAGTAGGGAAGCTTGAATCAGAGAGAGCAGTAAGCTTGATGAGTTCTTTGTGCTCAGGAACTTTTCTTGTAGCGATGAGCTGGTAGAAAACTTTCTCTACTACAGATGCTACTTGTTGTGCTTCCACAGAATCGGACAAGGTATTTACATCTTCTGAATCCATATCAGAAAGAATATCTTGTACAATCTGGAGTAATGTCTTCTTCATCATTACGTGTTTCCTAGCCTAAAAACAGTAAGGGATGCTGAAATAACATTAATATCATCTGTATCACTGCCGTTATCCGATTCGATTAGGACTGAAACTTCTGCTCCTGCTGCGAGGGCTAGGACTCCACTACAAGACCCTGCGCCTAGATCGTCTGTTCCAGAGAGAGATCTATGGAGTCCAATAGAATCTTCTACTCCATCAATTGCAATATGTACCTCATACTGACCAGAGTCAGCGACAGCAACAGTAGAGAAAGACATGCTAAAATTAATATAATAATCGCCAGCAGTGCCTACCGTAATCTTATTAGTGGTGTAGTCCCCTGCGCTATCATGCTCCGGTCCATTATGAGCCCAAGCATCGAATGTTTTTTGAGTAGTACCAATCGTACTTATAGTAGCAGAATCGCTATGAGTTACGTATAGATTAGCATAGCTACGCTTAGGCTCATGCAGGTTTGTAGTATCGAGCGCGTTATGTTGCACAGAAGGCATATTGTTCTCCGGGTAAAACGGGGGTGCCCGAAGACACCCCCGAAGTTACGTTACTCAAGATCCAGATATTCAATGACGAGAGTAGCGGCACCAGCCGTAAAGGCAGCAGTGTCGTAAGTCGTCATGATATACTGATCCGCCGTGAATCTCTTCGCAGTCAGATCACCAGTCTCTTGAAGTACCAGAGCACCATCACCGATAACGGCATCACCAGCGGCATCAATAGTAGCGATACCAGTAGAAAGAATACCATCATCATCAGTGTTAGTACCATCAGCGATTTTAAGGCCGATGTCAAGTACACCAGTAGCGCCCACAAAAGCAGTCGTTACGTAGAGTACAGCTCGCACGATAACCGAACCGGCAGGAATGAAAGCCGCTGACGGATCAGCAGCAGCCGTATCAGTATTCGCAACATCTGCATACGTAAACTTATGCACAAAGGTTTTGTGAACGTTCTTCATGTTCACACCCCCCGGCATTACTTCCGCACGCTCAGTGCCGAACTTAACAACAAGGCCATCAGCATTAGTCCAAGACATAATAATCCTCCTTAGACGCTGGGAGTCGTGATGATCGACACCATGTTCTCGGGACGGTACAGCTTGGTACCATAACGAGCGGTCGTCACGAACTCAGTACGTTGAAAGTCTTTGTTCCATTCGGCATCAACCATGGGCTCTTGACGCCAAGCACCTTTCCACGGGATCACATCACCAGCCGCAGAGAAGAAGTAGTTAGCAACACCATTAGTAGACGAGAAGTCGTTCGTGGTGGAGCCATCTTTCTCAGGCAGGGCGCTGTCATCGACATCCTCCGGGAGGTAGTTGGACGTATACACATCGAAGCCATAGACGTTCTTCACGAACTTCATGCCGGTGGCAATACCATCAGCAACGATACCTTCCCAACGCGGGTTATCGGAAACCGACACCAGATTGGAAAGAGTATTGATCGTGTACTCAACCGAGGGGTCGACAATAGCGATCAGGTTCGACTGAGGAACGTTAGCCTTCTTCAGTGCATACAGAGCGTAAGCGAAGTCAGCGACTTCGATCTTACCCGCATTACCACCAGACATACGGTGATAAGCGCTGTTGATAGCGTACTGGCCGTTCGCTGTAGCGCCAAGGATAACCTCAGGCTTCGAAAGGACAGTAGTTTCAACATGCTCCATAATAGCTCTACGCTGTTTAGGAACAAAGCTAGATACGAGCTGGTTAGTATAGAACATATCCTGCTCGTTTTTACGGGTAATGTAAGTACCGGACGAAAGGTATTCATCAATGGTAAAGGTCCATTCACCAGTATCCAACGGGCGATAAGTAATCGCACTGTCTTCCGAGTAATCGTCAACCTGTGCGTCACCAACCGAAGGAACAGTGAACTGAGTACCATCAGGGAATTCAGTCATCCAATCTACATAACCAGTAGCGAAGAGGTCGGCCGTAAGAGTTTCTTTCAGCTCGCTGGACCAGAGTTCAGCACGCGTAAGAAGGGACGAACCTGCAGTGGTCATAGTCATTGGTAGTCTCCTTTAGGGTTATGGATTTCCAAACTTATCCCCTAGACGAATCTTATCAGCTAGCATTTGATTTTGAATGTCAGAGGAACGATAAAGTTTGGGGTTCTCTTTGCGGATCTTTTGGTAATAGTTCCAATCTCGATCCTTGCTTGTGGTGAAACTCTCCATGTCAGAATTCACAGTACGAGATACAACAGTATTAGTTTCTGTCTTAAACTTCTCGTCACCGATAAGACGGAAGAAAGCTTGGGGGGACTTGGCTGCAATTTCTTGCAAACTTTCTAATGTAACACCAAGTTCTTTTGCCTTGCTCTCAACTGTTTTGTTAGCTTCGGTTCCGTAAAGTTCATCAAGCCGTGTATTCACAACTTCGAGATTAGTCCGAGTAGTCTTCTCGGTGTTCATCCCGGTAAGAGTTTTTTTAATCAGGTCTTCCAATTGACTCGCATCTAGAGTGGTATTCTCCTCAGCGACGCTGGTCGTAGTAGCAGGTTCTCCGGGTTTCTCCTCACCAGCTTTAGGAGCCTGAGACCGGATACTTTCAAGGAGTTCTTTGGCGTAGTCTTGGTTGTCTACTTTCTTCTGAAGCTCTGCGATCTGAACCTCATAGGCTTCGATTCGGGCATCGGCTTCTAGTTTGCCTTTAGCCATTACTTCAGGGTCTTTCCAGTTTTCTCCTTTGGCTTTTACAAGCCGCTCGACGAAAGATTCAGGGTTAGTCACTTCGCCGGGTTTTACATCGGTTTGGTTTCCGGTGCTAAAGACAGTCATTTAATTTCCTCAATGGTTATAAGGTTTATAATTTTTCGGAGCATTCTATTAGCTCCATTAACATCAGCCTGCTTATGGCTCCATGAAGGGCAGTCATAGTCAGGTACTGATTCTTCGTACTGGTCTCCCAGTAATTCTTTCAGGGCATTGAAGGCATTTCGATAGGCAAGGATCTCCTTGATCCTCTTCTCCCTCTCTTCTCCCTTTAATCCTTTAAGCCAAACAGCCTGCAAATTAAAGCCCCATCTCTGCGTCTATTTGAAGTTTTTCCATTTGATCCGCTTCAAAGTCCAAAGCAGATTCCTGTGTCTTCGCTTGCTCTTGCAAAGCGATATTCTCACCAAAGATCTTATCCTCCCCAAGTTCTTCTGCGATAAGTCTAGCAATCTCTTTACCAGATAGGTGGACACCAATAGACTGGTCGGATGCTTTGATACTTAGAAGTTGTTGCAAGTTCTGAACTCGAAGAGCTCTCTCTGCGAAATGCCTTGCACCAAGAGGAACAAGCTTACCTTTTGCAGTGATGTCTTCTTTAGTGATCTCTTTGAAGAGAAGTACACCAGTCTCGTCGTCAAGGACACGAATAAGGTCAGAGGTATTCATGTTTCTACGAGCAGCTTCCAGCATTGCGTTCAAGACATCTTCCAAGAACTCACTGGAGAACTTCTCTGACTTGTGTTGGAAGATACGAGAAGCAGAGTTCTCTAGGGTCTGGACCTCGAAGGCGGTCTTCTCACCCGGAGTCCTAATCCCCATTGCCTGTCTGGGAGCCCCAGCCATCTCCTCCATCTTGTTCTCAAGGATCTGGATCTGGAAGTCAGCATTCAAGGCAGTAGAGTCAGGGACCAGAGGAGCTACATCTCCTTCTTCTCCAAGATAGATTCTCTCACCCGGTTGGTAATCAAACTCTTCTACATCTCCCGCAATCTTGAGGATCGGGAAAGCAATCTGATCGAATACATCGGCCTTGAGGTTCTCAAGGTGGTCGATCCTGTACTGCATACCTACGAGGTTATCAAGCGGACCCATCGAGTAGATATTGTCAGGACGATCACGCCAACCGATATGGAAGATAGGGGCAGAGCCAAGCCAAGAAGCAATAGGTTCATCTGCAATTACATATGCCCTATCAATGATCTCGATCTTGTGGTTTTCCTTGAAGATCTGGTTCTCTTTGTCGTAGATATCGCCATAGAATGTGAGGACTTCTACATAGTCAGAACCATAGTAGTGCTGAAGAGAAGAGAACCCATCTGCAATAAAAGCTTCGTCTTTGGCTAAAGACTTTGACCCCATAGCTGCAGCTCGGTTCGTAATCATCCGGTCAAAGACAGGACGGTACTTCTCCTCCCCGTCTTCCAGCAGCTTCTTGAGAGTACCCATAGAAACGATACTCTTTATGATCTTGGGGGAAGAAGTAAAGTCAGCAGCGATAGGATTGAAAACAATATCGAAGGGAGAGATACGGTGAACCTTGGGGCCAACGTACCCCGGAATGACTTCACCATTAATCAGCTTAGTCTGGTTAGTCTCGAAGGAGACTGTAGCAAAAGCATTACCGTACAGAATCCAGTCATCAATCAGTTTATCAGCAACAGTTCTGAACTTTGATTGACGTACCTTGTTCTCCATGTAGGCTTGGATTGTATCTCTCTTTGTCTTCAAGGAGCCTGTACGATCATCTGCCTCCCAGTGCATCCACTTACGATTAGGGAACAAGGCTGCAGTATAGTTAGCCTTGAGATTATCATAGATCTGTGTAAGCTTCGGAGTAGTAGTAGAGTTCTTCCAAGGGAGTTTAGCGTTAGAGGTAGTACGAGTATCAGTAGCGTACACGTAGTTACGCAGTTCTTTCTTCTCTTCAATCCATTTAGAACGAAGACCTTGCCACTCTTGGTATCTACTTGCGATATCCGCAGCTAGCCTATCTGGTATGATAAGGCTTTCTACGTCGAGGGTTCTACCTGCCATTCTACATCCTATTCACGATACCACCAAACCTCGGGTGGTAAACTACGTTGTTATCCTTTGGCTTGCCCCGGAAGGTTCTAATGGGTTTAACCGCGTGTTCGATGGCAGAGCTAAGAGCATCCTTGATGTCATCGTGAGAGGGGTTATTAGTAACCAACTCATCTTCCAAGCTCTGTGTATTACCACCTTTGTAATGCCATACCTGCATGTTCTCGTAGCGAGGAGTAAGGATAGCATCCATTCTTTCTTCCTTGGAGCCACCATGTCTGTTAGGCTTAACTTCGATAACCTTGATGGAAAGTCCATACGGGCCGAAGTAATCTTCTCTCAGAGACCTTACGATAGCTTGCTGGGCTGCAGTAGTTTCAACAACTAACTTCCTGAAAGACCACTTATTGCTCATAGCAAGGATCTGGTTGAAGTACTCGCTAATCTTGTCAGTCTTGAATCTGTTAATGTCCAGTACATAGATCTGGTTATCTTCACCAACACCGATTACAACAATAGTAGTAAAGTCTGCCCTTTGTCTTTTGCTATAAGCAAAGTCAATAGAAGCGATAAGGTTTAGTTTCTTTTCTTTGTAGAACCAAGAGCCAGCTCTCTCAACAAGGAATCTTCTTTCATAATACTGAAACTTATCATAGTCGATAGGACGAGAATCAGGGTCAGATGGGTCATTATAATACTGGGCTCTAAACTGTGTTCTATCAAGGTACTTGGCTTTCTTTCTGGCCAGCTCCCTCATGTCGAAGCCAAACCACTTACCATCTTTCCTTTGCTGCTTTGGCCAGAGGAACTCTCCAGTGCCATCACCTCTGTCTTCGACTACCTTCTCCATTACTTCGTAGAGAGATTCATCTCCGACATAGTTACCTTCTTTATCGAACGCAGGCTCCACCATCTCAAGCATGGTGCCGTAAAGATCCTTGGGGTGGTATCTAGTACCTACTACCCATTCCCTAGCCTCAGTGCCTTCGATAGAGGCGAGGAGAGAGTATTGGACAGCAACCTTATTTCTGCCTTCCGGGGTGTATGCATTCTCCAAGACAACAACATCATCAAGGACAGCGATATCGAAGTGAAGGCCAGTGATACCAGTAGTGAGACCAGCAGTCATAATCGACGGGTCTCTGATCTGCTCGAACTCTCTGATCGGGTGGTCTAGTTCGATCTCAGTCTGAGTCCATCTCTTCCTCTTACCTTCATCCGGGTTGATATGGTCAGGCCAATACCTACGATGAATATCTGACTCAAAGATCTGCTTGATGAAGCCAAGTTGTTTCTGAGCCAGAGTAGAGGTAGCGGAGATATACAGAACCCTGAGGGCTGGATTCTTTGTCAGCTCCCATGCAACCCTATACGCGATAAGAGCTGACTTCATGTGGTCTCGGGGGAACAGGACAAGCTGATGATCTTTAGCTTCTTGCCTAGTCCACCACCTGATAAGATCTTTGTGGCAGTTCCCGAGTACACGAGAAGGAGCGACCAAGTTGATAAAGAACTCAAGGTCTGCTTCTGCTTTTGCTCTTATCTCGTCTTTATCAAACAAATTTGTCAGCCGCGATTGCGTATATTGTCTTGTTCAGATCGGCCATATCAGCCTCTCTACTTCTGTCAAGAGAGCGGCCTTGGCCGTGTCCCTGACCTGCTTCGTCCAGACAGCCTCGGCCAGCGTCCTGACCTCTGACGGTTCTCCGCTGAGGTCAGTATCCGCAACGCCGTCTGCCGTCATCTGGGCGGGGGACAAGGTGCGGCGTGAGTAGCCTCCCCTTCCGATCTCC